CGCAGGTACCGTCTACATTCTAGATACAGGTACGATTGGGAGTAAATCCTCGGAGCAGCCGATCCACACATCAATTAGATATCCTCCATCCGGATAGGCCTAATGCTTGGATGGCTCAGTTGAGTGCATTAGGTCACATTGCGAGTATCGTATAGCGGTAATACCCCAGCCTTCCAAGCTGGTGACGTCAGTTCGATTCTGTCTACTCGCTCAGACATCGGCTAGCTCCGCAGGATCCCGAACATTTATGTCAAAGGGGTAACGATTCCTCGTGGAGCAGCCGATCCACATCAGGTACATTTCTTATACAGTTAATATCACTTCTTGATACTAACGGACTACGTAATATAATATAATTCATGGGGATGCTTAATCTATAACAGTAATTCATGGATAGTAACAGCTATTCATACATACTTGGTCATTAATGACTATGCTAGTGTGACTAACCCCCGATCCTACAGATGTATCCCCCAATACAATATCTGGGATATGCAATTCCTCTAAATACCCTCCCACCCTATTAGAGAGTACCCCGCCTATAGTTATATACGCGCTGGGATGTGTGGTCCCAATACCAGCTACGTAAGCAGCTCCACGCACAAAGTGTAGCATCTTTTTTAATACTTGTAATACGTATAGGCATGAAATATATTATAATGATACTGATCTCTTCTATGCGCGTGTTCGTGTCGACTTTTTCGGCGCGGCGCATACCTCTAAGTGAGCGCTAATATATATGTCATTTTGTCATACTATATATACAATTAGCCCTATGCGCAGAGGCCTAGAGCATTTAGATCAAGGTGTGGTTTAAGCGATGGGACACTATTTGCGGCGGAAGGAGATAGCAGAGCTGCTCTCGGTCAATATCCAGACGGTAGATAGGTGGCGCAGGGAGGATGGACTACCGTTCTATAAGTTTGGAGCGACCACTAACGGTGCTATACGGTTCGTGTTGGACGAGGTTAAGGAGTGGGCAGAGCGGCGCAAGCACAACGCTGGCATGCAGAGCTATACGTTACCGAGAACGAGTGGATTCGAGCCCAAGGATCCCCCTGATGAGGATACGGAAGAGTGGCATAGCGGTGATGAGGATTACCTACCCCCAGAGATATACTAAAATAGTTTCATATTTGTTAAAATAGTCCTTTCATCTTAAGCGCAGAAGGCTTATATTCTAATAACAAATACAAAAGAGGTTACAAATGATCAAATATTACAATCAACCATTACCAGACAATACAAAGGTTGTCACAGTATCTATGCACGGCACACGCTACGTGGCCACAGATGTTGACGGTAATAAGGTTAAGGTCCCTGGGCATAGACGCAAAGAGGCCTTTGAGAACAGCTGCGCTATAGCCGAGATAGAAGGCTCTACGGGCAGGAAGTTCTGGCGTCCCGTACCAATGGACGTATTCAATGCAGCTGCTAATATACCGGTTGCGGTTCCTGCAGTTGAAGTACCCAGCGACCATGCTGAAGTACTTAATTTCATACACACTTCCTACAGTCTCAAACCGGGTACCCTGGTGATGAATGAGCTGAAGTGGAAGTACCTCGTCAGATCAGCTGTCAGAGGTAAGAATATTATGATGACTGGTCCTGCTGGTTGTGGTAAGACTATGGCTGCTAAGGCCCTGGTTACCGCGATGGACAGACCAGATTTCTATTTTAACCTGGGTGCTACTCAGGATCCCCGTGCTACCCTAATCGGTAACACTCATTTCAACAAGGAGTCAGGGACGTACTTCACCGAGAGTACCTTCGTTAAGGCTATTAAAACCCCTAACGCAGTGATACTTCTGGACGAGCTCTCTAGGGCACATCCAGACGCGTGGAACATCCTGATGACAGTCCTTGACGAAGGTCAGAGATACCTTCGGTTGGATGAGGCTGAGGGACAGGAAATAATTAAAGTTGCCGATGGCGTAACCTTCGTGGCTACAGCCAATATAGGTAACGAATACACCTCGACCAGAGTGATGGACAAGGCTCTCGTAGATAGGTTCACACAGATAGAGATGGATGTCCTGGATAAGGCTCAAGAGGGGGGCCTCTTAAGAGCCCTATACCCTGCGGTCGATGAGACTATCATAGATAACCTGGCTGAGGTAAGCCATATAACACGTATAGAGAGTCACGGTGATGAGGGCCGCCTAACCACTCACGTTTCTACGCGAACTGCGGTTGAAGCAGCCTCCCTGCTGCACGATGGATTTAGCTTGGCAGAAGCTGCTGAGGTGACCATCCTCCCACGGTTCGATGCTACTGGTGGTCTAGAGTCCGAGAGGACCTACGTGAAGCAGGTGCTCCAGAAGTTCACCGATGACGGTGGTTCTGATGATCTGTTCACTGACGCTGAGGTGGAGGCTGAGGGCTAAATGATTAACTGGGTATGTAACCTCCCCGCCGGGTGTTGGCCTTCGGGCTCCGGCGGGCCACCCGGAAGCTTCTACGGAAGATTCCCCTATAAGTGCTTTCGTGCGGAAATGACGGCACTTAAAGGTTTTGTTTAACCGCTCGGGGTAGTTTTCTTGAAACTGAACTTTTGCACTAGGTTTCTTATATATATTAATAAAGGGTTATACCCTTTCAAAGATTTTTTAATAGCAGTATCTGATCGTACCTCAATTGGGAGGCCATACGCCCGGACGTGCCTGGTGGGTTCGAGTCCTATACGGTCTGATGCTGCTTAAGTTTAAGGAGATTGATATGATTCAAGAATGGTTAAGGAAGACTAGGTCGTTACGACACGATGTCTATGAGGTTTTAATATGGGTTGTTGCCATTGGTGTGGCTGCCTGCTATATAATAAAGGAGTTGTCATGAAATTCAAAGGAATTGATTTTACAGAGATCGTAGATGTCTACGATATACACGGATACGACAGGGAAGTAGAGATACTTGGCTGCGATCTAGAGACAGGGGCTGAATATTCAGCTGTTGCTATGGAGTCCTGTGGTGAGATAGTTGAGGTGTTTGAGGACACTATAACAGAGGAGACTTACGATGCCGTGGACTGATATAGCAGTTAGTGTTATAGCGTTAGTATTCTTACTATCAGGTATAGCGTCAATGTATTGGGGGTTAAGAGATGAGTAATCGTGTATACTACAGCTGGGAGGATGTTAATGAATATGTTAATGAGTTATCTAAAAAAATTAAAGAGGGCGACAGTGTCTGTGGTGAGGAGTTTGTTGGTATCTATGGGGTGCCAAGAGGAGGCGTTATACTCGCTGTTATACTCAGTCACCGTCTTGATATACCCTATCTTACAAGTCTTGATGTTGGTCGTGGTGGGAATGGTCTGCTTATTGTTGATGACATAGCAGATACAGGTCATACTATTGAGCGGCTTTCACGCGTGTACGATACAGCTACGTTCGCTACGATAGACTATAATAAAGAGGACAGCGTCGTTGAGCCTACACATTGGATCAACAACAAGGGTACTGACGATTGGATAGTCTATCCGTGGGAGAACACAGATAGCGAGGAGATACAGGACTATCTTACTGAGCCCATGATGGTCGGCAATGGTAACATTGTCTCTATGCCAGTAAGGATAAAGAGGAATGAAGGGGTATAGCAGCCAGAACAATAGAGTAGAGTGGCTGTTTAAGCTTTGCCAAAAGCTTGGCACAAACGGCACTATACCAGCGATGGAAGCTATGGCATTTATGTTAGAACTAGATAAGCACAGAGGAGAATTTAGAGAGGGCTTGCTGACCAAGGATGGTATGCAGAGCTGTAACACTATACTGAAATATATTAGATCAAAGTGTAAACGTTCTGTCATATACAGAGAGGCACCAAACGTATTCAAGGAAGAGTTTAAGATTGAAACATAAAGAATCAGAGTATTACAAAGAATTAAAGCGGGGATGGGCAAGTGACTACTGGACTTGGGAAAGAATTCATAAGATGGGTAGGAACTCTGCTGACGGAGGTGTTAGAATGCTGTGTGAGAAATTAGCTGTTAAGGTAGCTAAGAAGATACCACTGCTAGATAATGATGTTAGCACACTGAATAGGTTAAGGAAGAGTACGAATGAAACTAGATAGGGCATACTTTAAAGAGAAGCATAGCGGAAAGAAGGCAGATACACAGTATACAGAGTGCTGTAATGCTGATAGGGATAGATACATCTTGAATAAGAATAACAAGGATGACTGGGAATTAATGGAGGAATACTGTGAGAAGTCTCTTACTACACACTCATCAGTAGAGAGTATGCAGATTAAGTGCTGTAAGAAGTGTGGCAGGCTGATCAGCTATATCAGCATTCTAAAGAGGAACAAGATTTAAGTGATACGAATAAAGAGAATATACCCAACGCTGAACGACAAGTATAAGTACGGAGTCGATATGGGACAGAAGGAACTAGCTAACGATAGTGCTGCAGTGTACGGAATATACGTCGACGATGAGCTGATGAAGTGGGGTGCTAGTAGGCACGTCAAGGGACGTATGAACGACTATAGAGGCCACAACTACGGCAATGATATGTTCGTACGGGAGCAAATACAAGAGGCCCTGAAACAGGGACGATCGGTGTACATAGAGGTATACCTATTCCCAGACTCTAGGATAAAGGTAGAACAGATGGAGATACACGGCAAGACGCACGACGTAGCGTATATAGACGGCGACTCAACATCCCTAGAGCGTGCGCTTCGAAGCATATCCATCAGCGAGGGCATGGAAGAACCTTGGGAGAAACAGCCCCGCGGAGATGTTATGTACAGGGATAAAAGGAAATAGATTTAATAGATATGTATTGGTAAGGAGATAGTTATGGATTATAATGAGTTGATTACACCTGGGCTTTTGCTGCTCGGTGGATATATACTGGGTAAAATTTCGAACCGCTGGCGAGTGGTTAAGTTGAGTTTGGAGAGGGACAAGATTAAACAAGAATTAGAAGACAGAAAGAATATACCTCTACCCGATATAGAGGAACTAAGTATTAGTGACCCTACGTTAGCTGAACTAGAGCATGTGTTCTTTGTTCTACGTAAAGGAATGAAGCCGCGGTGGGCACCTGAAGACTGGGAGGAAGAAGACTTTCCATTAGATAAACCAGATGCAGAGGCATGAAAGAGAATGTTACATATAATAGACCTAACAACTCTGTTATGGTACGAACTAACGGAGATGAGATATTTGTAATATGCGAGAAGGAAGAACAAATGGATAGGGTTGTTGAGAAACTTACAACAGATACATGCAAACTAGCAGGCTATGAAGAATGGGATGAAGGTGAAGACATGAAGTGGATACTAAAGTTCCTAGTCATAGATGGTGATTATGAGATCACACCGGAGTATAATTAGATGGCTGGATACGGAGGTACCTCAGGTGTAGTAAGGGATGGTTTAGTATTCGGTGTAGATGCTGCTGATAAGAACAGCTATCCAGGAAGAATCACAGATTGGGATGACATAGTTGGTTCTAGTCATGGTGATCTTATCGGTGGAGGTGGTCCAACATACAGCAGTAATAACAATGGCTACTACACGTTCGACGGTAATGACGATGAGATAGACTTTACTGCACATAAGTGGACAGCATACGCAGATAATTTCACTATAGAGTTCTGGTGTAAGCCAACAACAACACATGAGATAGATACTCAAAGTAATAGTAGTACTACAGGAACAAGTGGACAGAAATACATGTGGTATCCGTATCACGCAAGTTCTAACTCTGGCATAGGCATCTCGTTAGGGACAAACGGCATAAGCATCTATGAGCACGGTGATAGCTATATGCCCCCAATTGCAGTCTGGTCAGGAACAGTTAGCAGTGCCTTATTCTCTCATGTAGTCATTACTTACACAGCAAAGCAAGGAAGGATTTATTTAAACGGTGTCTTAGAACACACTGGACTAACAAGCACTAAATCAACTGTGTGGCTTGGGATGCAGCAAGCAGGTGAGATGGGTTACGGCGATTGGGCTGGAGATATAGCACTAATAAGAGCTTATAATAGGCCGTTGACGCTAGCTGAGATACAATCTAATTTTAACGCACACAGACATAGGTTTGGAATATAATGGCTATTCATCACGGTCCATATAGCGCCGACAGAGCTGTAGCTGAAACAAAATGGGTAGGGCTTGGATCAACAGCAGCAAATACTAGCTATTTATCCACAGGGATGAGGCAACATAACTCAAATGTCGAAAAGTATTCCAAATTTGCCGATCATCTAAAATCTTTCATGTGTGCATTTCATCTAACTAGTTTAGCTAATGATGCTTTACTTGTGAGGAATAATCGTTCCGATACCGGACAGAATACTTTAAAAATTAAATCTAATGGATCTATAGAATTAACACTTGTACCACAAGGTTCCGGTGCCATAACATGGACAACTGATGCCGGTACTGTTGTAACAGGTAAAAACTATATGATTGTTGTTCAATGTTCTGCTTTTAATTCAAGTATCTTATCTAATACTTCAATGTATTTATGTGAAGGTGGGAATACTGTAACAAATTTAACTTCTGGTATGTCTGATGGTGATGGAATTGCTAATCCTGGAAATGGTGGTTATACAAATGCTTCAGGACAATATTGGAGTAGTTATGATAGTGCTTCGGCTTTTGGAGCTTATAATTTTGCAGGCCCGATTGGTATCGTGGCTGGTATTCATTACTGGACTGGTGGAATATTAACATTAGCCGCCATAACTGCACTTTATAATAGTGGTACTCCATTAACGGATCCAGGTACTGCTTCAGGAGATTACACATCTACATTCGCTGGCTACTATTATGATGGTGGAGACTTTACTGGTTTAAGCGCTCAAACTATAGCGACAAGTACAGAGCTTAATGACATTTCTAATTTTAATTATTTAGCAGGTAGCGGTGGTCCAGAATGTACTATGACTACAAATAATGGTCATTCGATAATACATCCTTAAGGGAATATATGTTAATAACAATAGAACAAACAAACAATCATAGGTACGAGGCATAGATATGGCTACACATTACGGACCGTATAGTGCTGATCGAGAAGTTGAATATGTCAAAACTAACTTAGTAGCATCATACGATTTTAAAGATGGCGCAGGAAGCTATCCAGGAAGTGGAACAACTATAACTGATTTAGCAGGTGATTTTGATATGACAATGGTTAGCGGTCCAACGTACGATTCAAATACCAACGGAGGTATTATGATATTTGATGGATCAAACGACTATGCGTACTATGATGAATCAGGAACAACCGATCTAGATATAACAGGTGCAATGTCAAATGAAGTTTGGGTAAAGTCTGAAAATCCAACTACAAATGATGCTATATTCATGAAGGGTAAGCTTCATACTAGTGGTACAGATTCTTCTATTGCAACATTTGCTTGGACGATAGCAGGTGGCCACAGTTCCAATACTACAAGCGGCTTTTCTTATAGACACACATGGGCACAATCTCCATCAACTAATAGTGAGTATCGACTTATTAATCTCCTATACGGTACTGATCCGGGTGGGACTATTTGGCATGGGTCGTATGCACACACATTAACAGATTGGGCACTCTTGACTGCAACATTTGATGGTACTAATGGTACTAATAATCATAAGGTCTACTACAACGGAGTATTAGCACATCAGGGTACAAATAATATTGATAACTATCAACATAATGGGACATTAAAAACAAATAATAAAGACCTAACCTTTGCATGGTCAGATGGTAGAAGCGCTGGACAATATATGGGTGACAATTCAATTGGCGCAGCAAGAATCTATGACAAAGAATTAACAGCTGCAGAAGTACTTCAAAACTTCAATGCAGATAAAGATAGGTTTGGCTTATAATGGCACGAGATATATTCGGCAACAGAAGAATAACTAAAGAAGACCTGTATACAAAGAAGACATTTACATCAGCAGATTCTAGATGGGAGTATTACAAAATGGTCTCGTATATTGTAATAGGCTATTTATACTTCCACTTTATAATAATGGGATGGTCATATTAAAAGGAAAATCAAATGAAGAAATATATTATACCAGAGAACTGGATTCACGGCATGTCATTAGAAAGGAAAGGATTATTGAAGTCACAAATAAAGAGTAGTAAATCTTATTTGCCTAAGTGGTGGTCTATTGTAGTTTGGACAATTATAGCATTAGCTTTATCACATAGTTCAGTGTTGGGACAAACCTATACAGTAGGAGATACTGTAGATAACTTTGGTTCAGAGATATGTGTAAACGGCGAAGATGATTGGAGCTATCACGTAAATGGCACAGGCAAAGTTGTATGGTTAAACCTATTTACATCTTGGTGACCATCCTGTCAAACGGAGGCTCCGATTTCAGAAAACATTTGGCAAGTATATCAAGAACTACCAGTAGTAGTAATAGCTGCAGGAAGTGATTGGTCAACGTACACATGTGAAGGATGGGCAGATGCATTTGGAATAACATACCCAATATTAGATGATGATAACAATACTATCTATCCTTTGTTTGGAACTGGATACATACCGCATAATATTATTATAAGCTCACAGGGAGTAGTCTTATACTCACAGTCTGGATTTAATCAAACTGCTATTATAGCAGTTATTACTGAAGCACTAGAAACTGTAGATGAAGATAACGATGGGATCATTAACACTGAAGATAATTGTCCAGAAGACTATAATCCAGATCAAGAAGATGTAGATGGTGATGGCATAGGTGATGCTTGCGATCTGTGTAATAATCTAGCATGGATTACAGGTGATCTAGACACTGATATGTCATTAGACATTGATGATGTTTTACTTCTTGTAGATATTCTAATATTCGGTGATGGCCCCCAATGTCAGTTAGAAGCAGCAGATATGAATTTCGATAATCTAGTAAATGTATTAGATGTGATAGTAATAGTCCAGTACGTACTGTATGGCACAGAAGCAGAAGCGATACAGTGGTTGGAAGAGAATACGAAGTACCCTAATTATATTTCTATGAGGAGCATAGAACTGTGATAACAATAACAGAACAAGCAAGTAATCATTTGGCAAGTGTAGCAAAGGATATGTCTAACGTAGAGTTTTCAGTAGAAGGCGGTGGATGTAGTGGTATGAATTATGAGTTAAAGTTTACAGATAGAGAACCAAACGGAACAGATCAAGTAATATACTTTGCTAATGGTGCTATGAAGTTGATTGTGCCATTTTCTTCTTATGTATATTTAACAGGCACAGAGATAGATTTTTCTGAAGACTTACTTAATGGAGGATTTAAGTTTGGCAATCCACAGGCAAACAGAACGTGTGGTTGTGGAACTTCTTTTTCTGTGTGAAACAAGAACATTTAGTTAAACTACAAGACATAATAGAAACCTCCCTACAAGCACATCAACGTGCTAAGTGGGAAGATAGGAAAGCACGTAGCATAATAGCTCGATCTATAGTCAGACGTTTTAAAAATTACTTAGAATTATATGCAAAAAAGTGAAAATAAGTGAAAATAGTCCTTTACTTTGTCGCGAAAAAGGCTTATATTCTAATAACAAATACAAATGAGGTTACAACAATAAATGATTACTTACTTACTTTACACACTAACAATTATGGCTTATCTTTGGATAGGCATAAAAGATCCTGCGGGATTAATGCCCAAGGGGGCTAAATAATGGCCAAGAAAATAAAAGTTAAAAGTGCTGCTATGCAGGCATTACTCGATATGCAGAATGATGGAACAACAGTTAAGATTACTGTTGGTGAGGACACTAAAAAATCCAACTGGGTAAACACAGCCCCGGATGACAATTATCTCGCATACTTAGTAGGGGATATCGATAATACTACAAACGGTTTAGATGAGGTTTCTGATTACGATGATATTGAAGTAGGGGATATGTTTTTAGATTAGTTATGAAAGAAGTAATTTTATCACACGATTATGTTGTTGGAGAAAGCTATCCTGATAAGGATGGGAGAGAAAGAATTAGAAGCGTCAAGCTCGGAGACTTAATTAGAAATTGTGGTTTCATAGACGATGTAGAATGGCGCGTAAAGAATAATGAGTATCCTACTGATTTTGCTATCAGATATGAAGATGAAAATGATGAGCTAGATCTCATAGATATTTATGATGCGGTGACTGGAGAGGTTTACTGGTGGCAGAAAGATCCGAAAGATTGGACAATTATGGATGAGAAATTAGTAACAGATTTACTTATGTGGGGAGAATTATCATGGTAAACGAACATTCAGATAAACATATTTTTGAGGACATGATGGAGCTGGTGATCAATCTCCAGACATCAAATTCTACTAACGATAAGATTGAATGTTTAGAGCCAGTTAGGAATAACCCTGAGCTTCAATCAATATTACATTACATGTACAATCCATACTACCAGTACTACCTATCTTGGAAAAATATTAAGAAGCGATCTGATCTAGAAATTGAGTATTCTGGTGATATATGGACGCTGTTAGATATGCTTAAAGAAAGAAGTATTACAGGGCACGATGCAATCGGTACTGTTAATGGTTATTTAGCACAGCTTCCTCTAGAATATCACTGGCTTGTAGAGCTTATATTCGAACGTAGCCTTAAGGCACGCGTTGATACTAGATTAATTAATCGCGTTATGCCTGATTTGATTCCATCATTCAATGTTGCACTTGCTTCTAAGTTTGAAGATGTTGCGCATAGAATTGATTGGAATGATGAGTGGTTCTGGTCACGTAAGCTTGATGGTGTTCGTGTTATTGTTCGTATTGAAGATGGTGATATAAAGTTCTTCTCTAGATCAGGCAAAGAATTTCATACATTAAATAATTTAAAAATTGCGCTTAAAGAAAATATGGTCTATGACAATGTTGTCTTGGACGGTGAACTATGTATTGTTGATGAAAACGGTGATGAAGATTTTCAATCGATCATCAAAGAGGTTCGTCGTAAAGATCACACAATTGAAAGTCCTGTATTAAAGATATTTGATATGCTAACAATTGAAGCATTTGATAGTGGTGAAAGTACCATTACTTTCAAAGACAGATTAGCTAATATATGTGAATGGAATATTCCAAGCGTAGGAATTGTAGGACTAACAATGCAACCCGTTATTGATGAAGATCACGTGTATGCACTGTTAGAATCTGCTACTAAGAACGGTTGGGAAGGAATCATGATTCGTAAAGACGCACCGTATAAGGGTAAAAGAACTAACGATTTGCTTAAGGTGAAGAAGATGCATGATGAGGAATACGTTGTACAGGACGTAGAGTACGGACCGTTTCGTATCATCGACCCGGGTACAGGATTAGAAGCAACTATTGAGACAATGACTAATGTCATTATTGAGCATAAGGGAAATCCAGTATCAGTTGGCTCAGGATTTACAATAGGTCAAAGACAAAAATACTTCATGTTTCCTGAATTAATTATAGGTAAGGAAATTACTGTACAGTACTTTGAAGAGTCACAGGATAAGACAGGCAAGTACTCTCTTAGGTTTCCTGTTTGTAAAACAGTTTATGAAGAAGGTGTTAGAGTGACTTGATAAAAATTAGAAATAAGGCGTTTTAACAGGATATATATATATAATATATACAATATTTAAAGGAGATCAAAGATGCCGAGAGCAAAGAAAAAAACAAAGATTGACAAGTCCGCAAGCATAAAACGAGCGGATCAGAGAGAAAAAATAATAGGTAATTTTAGAGGTTCAGAAGATATTTTCTGGACAAAGATAGTAAGAGGCTTTAAGAAATTTTGTGAACCAGCGTTTAAATAGGAAGATATAATGGTACTAGATAGTTTATTAGTAGGTGTAATGTTATTCAGCTCATTCGCTATGAGATCACCAAACCAAAAGCCGAATCCAGATGACTATGAACTTAGCATCGGTATAAGTCACGATAATTTTTTGATTAATCGTCAATGGGAACGTGAACTCGGTGAGCCTTATGTTGATGATTTATTTTGGGCAAAGTTAGATGGTGCAGGTGTATATTTTAAACCTGAGTATATGAACAAACAAAGTCAGGAAGTTAAGTACATGAAGATGGACTGGCGTAGATTGTGGAAGGACGCAACATTTGGTTTTACGACACGTTCTACAAATGACAATTTAAGCCTATATGAAACGTTTGCTTCTGTTGGTATAAGCAAGAAGAAAAAATACAATAATGACAGGGTAGAAGTAGAAGTATCATTTGATGGTTATTTGCCACCAGACGAGAGTGGAGAAAACTCTACATTTGAATATGAAGATAAGTTTAAAGTGACATGGATGATTACAAAAAATGTTAAGATTTACAATATGGGCGAAGTCGCAAAGCTTAAAGGTATAGACTATTATAAAGCTAAGATAGGAGTTGAGATAAGTTTGTAGTGAAAATTAAACGCAAACCATTAATATACCATCTAATAGATTTACTAAAGGCAATAACAAATTATCTATCTTATAGATTCACAGGTCATGCTATTGAATGGGATGATATCGCACAAGATATAGATGAATCAGATAAAGATAAACCTATGAATTGGGATGATGAACAAGATTATCCGTACAATACAGAATTTGGCGATGGTCTCACTAATGAAGAGATGGAAAAAATTGATGAAGAAAATAAAAGACTTTATGATGATGAGGCATTAGGTATATGAGTTTATTAGTACAAATGTTTTTATTATTACTTGTGGGAAATATCATAGCATGGTTTCAGATTCAAGGCCAGTTTATGACTGGTCAGTGGCAGGAGTGGTTATCAAAAGATTGGGTAGTTATTATATTGGGAATTCCAATTGGCTGGATGTTATGGAAATCAGCACACTTATCATTTGAGCATTTTGGTGCCGTATGGAATATTAGGATGATTGGTTTTGGATTAGGCACTATGATTTTTGGAGTGATGACGTGGGCTATATTAGACGAACTCCCAGGATGGCATACAAGCATATCTCTCGTATTAGCTGCTGCAATTATCATGTTACAATTTTCAAATCTTACTTATAAGTAAAGGAATAATAGATGAAGCACGAACAGTTATCAGGTTATGCAAAGTTTATTTTATTAGCTGAACAAGCTAGAGGTATATCAGGAAATTTATCTACATATTTGGCATACAAAGAAGTTCTAAAAATTTTAGAAGAATGTAGTAAGAGTGATACACCATCAGTTCATTGGAAGAATGAACTAATAGAAAAACCAATAACAAGAATGGAAGCAGTTAGTATTTTAGATAAATTAAAGAATAATAGATGGGATCAGTCCATTAAAAAAATTGCTCATGTCTTTAAAATAGAATTTAGATAGTATGTCATATTGTCATAAAGCTGTGTCATTTTGTCATTAAAAGAGCTTTGGCACGGTTTTTTCAGTATAGTACTAGAGTACGCCATATTGGATGGGTACTCATAAGTTAGTTCATAGAATAACAATAAAGGAGAAATAAAATGAGCTTAGTAGTCAGAAAACAAGGTTTTCCAACAATATCAAGAGAAAACTTCTTAACCCCATTCGATCACCTATTTGATAGGTTATTTGAAAACAACTTCCCAGATTTTATGAGCGAAGTTGGTGTAAAACCTTTTGAAGGTTCTGCATATCCGAAGGTCAACGTATACGAACATGATGATGCAGTTGGTGTAGTTGCCGAAATTCCAGGCATTGCAAAGGAAGATCTTACAGTTGATGTAGAGGATGGTGTGTTAACAATCAAGGGTACGAAACATGGTGCCATAGGAAGAGCTATGGAGGAAAATGCGATTGTAATTCGTAAGGAACTCAAGCATTCAGCTTTCGAACGCAGGTTTACATTAGGTGAATCTTTAGATGGTGATAATATCAAAGCCAAGTTTAAGGATGGTATTTTGTCTATTGATATTCCAAAGATAGAACCTGAAAAACCAAAACGTAACTTTGTGAAAATATCATAATAAAGGTTACAGAATAAATGAAATAGGGCTCGGAGCTAAGGCTCAACCGATTTTTAGTCTCCACTATATAACGACTTAAAAACGAAAGAGCCCTATTTTATAAAGTTTAATAGGGGGCAAACATGCCACTAACAAAAAAACAATGGTTGAATCAAACAGTAATGTGTGATGAGTGGGGAAGACCTCCATCATTAGCTGATGTTCCATTAACTTACATGTCACGTGATAAGGCTTTTGAAAAACAAAGTAAAAATACATCAAAAAAAGATATCGACACTTTATATAAAAAATATTTAAGTGAAAATAATTAGTGTTGGAGATGATAGGTACCTATTGAGAGGGATAATGAAAATCGCCTCAGTTGATAGAGAAGGCACAGAAGTATGGAAACAGCGATGGAATGCTGACAATGTATTAAGAAATGGCGGTGAATATTACTTTTGTAATAAGATAATTACAGCTGAATATACAGATATTTAATATTATGAGAAAGAGTTCACGAATATTCCCTTACATAGTTGCATTAAGCGCTATATTAGTAGCTTTTAGTGCAGCTTTCTTTTCAGTATTTGGTCTATCAAAATTATTCGCCGGTGCACAGATGTCTGTAATTATCATGGCTGGAAGCCTTGAGTTTGCAAAGTTAGTAACTGCATCTTTTCTTTATAGATACTGGGACAAGGTTCCCATATTTTTAAAGAACTATTTAATCACCGGCACTGTTATCCTTGTATTAATCACGTCAGCTGGTATATTTGGTTATCTATCTAATGCATATCAGGGAGCAACAACTGAGTTTGAAAAGCAATCTACAATATTAGTATTTAAAACAGATCAGCTAGAACAATTACAGGAAGACAAAATATTTTTAAAGACTGAATTAGAAACTGCGATATCAGAGTTGCCAGATAATTTTAGGACAGCAAAAAAGAAATTAAGGGAAGATTATCAACCTCAAATTACAGTACTAAATCAAAAAATATTAGATACAAAGCAAGAGATGGGTGAACTGAAAACAAAATTAGTAGACACCGGTGTTGATGTTGGACCTGCTATTTATTTGGCCAGGGTATTTAATACTGAAATAGATACAGTTGTAAAATGGTTTATATTCATATTGATATTTGTATTTGACCCATTAGCTGTATCATTAGTTATTGCTGCTAATATGGCATTTGAAATAGGCTCGGGTAAAAAAGAAGAAAAATCGGGAGACTGGAAAGAAGCAAATGTAGCTGACTTAGGTAAAAGAGAAGGAAAAAAATGGTGGGAAATTTATAAGGATAAGAAGCCTGAAGATACAATAACAAACGAAAAATTAAATGAGTTAGAAAAGGGTGGAGTTTCTATGGACGACAATACTCCAAAAAAAATATAAAAAAACCTTTACGCGTATAGCAAAACGTTGTTAGATTCTAATATGGAAAATTTATGCGGCAATATTTAAACTGGGGGTTATGGTTTTCATTGGTAGTTTTATGGAATTTTTATTATCCTAATGCATTACCTTATGAAGATTGCGTTGTAACGATTGCTTTAGCAATATTTTTCAAAAATTTAGAACAAATATTTTATGTCAAGAAGAAGATCAGTTAAGTCAAAAAGGGATTTCGATCCTAACGCAACATTGATAATGACAATGTGCAGTACACCAGGGTGTGGTTTTGAAGAACGCGTTGATGATGCTGCTACAGGTATAATCTGTTCTAACTGTGTCATGAAATTATGTATGAATTTATTAAGTGAAAAAGAAAAATTAAAATTATTCGGTGTCACAGGAAATTCTAGTAAGTCAAATGGTAAACCTCGTGGGTGGAGATGGATGAATGAATTTGTGGATAAGAAAGGAAACGTTCACCACAAGGGTGTGGAGCAGCCAGAATTAAAAGGTAGTAGGCCAATTACAGATGTTGTTGCCATCAAAGCAAAACAACGTGCTAATAAAGAGAAAAGACTATTATCAGAAGAAAAGAAGCTACTAAAGATTGCAGCTGAAAAGAAAGAGATCATGAAGGCAATTAAAAAACAAAAAGATTTTTTAGATCATAAGGTTAAGAAATGAAAGATAAATGTGTGTCATGTGGAACTGAAACGCTATATGATAAAACAGAACATGTAGATTTTAGGTTGGGTTATATTGAGGGCGCTGGACAATTATGCTTAGATTGTTACAGCAAAATCTACGGTCATAAGCATATAAATGTTATAAAGAATGAACATAGGCATAGTAGGAAGTCGTCGTAGAAAAGATTATTGGAGTGTGTGGGAGCTTGTAGAGAATCTCCCAGATAATTCAATCATTATTTCAGGCGGTTGTAAAGGCCCGGATAAGTGGGCAACAGATCATGCTAAAATAAAGGGAAGAAAAATAATAGAATTTCTTCCGGATCTTCCACCAAGTGGAAGCCCACGATATGAATTTACAAGGGCGTATTATGCGAGAAATAAAAAAATTGCAGAGAATGTGGATGTACTTTACGCATTCGTGGCACCTGATAGAAAAGGTGGAACTGAAAACACAATAGGGTACGCAGAAGAACTTGGCAAGGAGGTTCACATTGTCTAAGACAAAAAAGAAAGTAGGTCAGTTTGATAACTACAAGAAATGGACAACCACTGAAGGATGCACCTTCATGGCTAAAGATAAAGAAGATGCAAAATTGTATCTTAAAAAGGCAGGAATCACGGATAGTTTTAAAGAAGTAGAGGTAAAAATACTTGACTAGATTTTCATATCATCAACACGACATAATAGATTGTCTTAAGAAGGACAATCCAGTTATAAATAAAAAACTAAGAAAGGTATCAGTAGATGAAGGACTTCATATCGCAAAAGATTTATTCAACATACTCGCAAAGAGGAAGGATGGCATTGGTCTTGCTGCTAATCAAGTTGGGATTGACGCCGCTGTTGCTGTGGTTAATGTTCGGGAGCCACTTATTTTAATCAACCCTGAAATTGAAGAACGATGGGATGAGATAGATTATTATGAGGGCTGTTTATCATTTCCAAAAAAAGGTGTTCATACTAAACGATATAAAAATGTAATAATAAGAACTGAACAAGAAGAGAGTGGTTGGTACTTTAGTGGAGCAGGAAGTGGTGAAGAGGGCAAAGGATCATGGGAATCAGACGACAAGAGACAAGATCAAGAACAAAGAATATTAGAAGCAGTTTGCATTCAACATGAGATTGATCACTTAAATGGTAAAACTATTATGGACAGAGAAAATAAACCAAAGCCAATAGTAAGTAAAAAGAAGTGGGGAAGAAATGAAATCGTCGGAATCACAGATGGTAAGGATTATAAAGAAATTAAATATAAAAAAGCCAAACCACTTTTGGATAGTGGTGAATGGGTAGTATATGTAGGAGGCCCGATAACATAATGGATGAGCCGCTAGATCTAAATAAAAAGAGAGTGATTCCAGAAGTTACGTACAATGTAGTTGAAAACTTGGGTTGGGATGCTAGAGATAAAAAGCAGAGGACTATTGGTACAATTACTCAATTACAATTTTTAGACTTACAAGAAGAGGCAGAATTAAAATTGGTTGATGAAAAGACTGGTGAACTATTATTAGAATGCAGAGTGGGTGACAAGTATCATCAGCTACTTTTGGAAACTGGATTGAATACAATTTTGGACAAAGTAATGGACTGGAATATTTTCTGGGATGGAGAAGCAGATGAACAAAAAAGAGAAGACAAAAAAATCTAAAAAAGAAAAACCAAAAAGCAAACCGGTTTTTCATAAAAAATCTGATGCTGGTAAAGGAGATGTTCCAAGAATGGGGATCTCATTAGAAGAGTGGTCAGATAGATGGGACAAAATTTTTGGTGTTGGAAAACATAGGAAGAAAAAATGAAAAAGTTACTAACAAAAATTATGGATAGTTGGCGCAATACTGGTGTGCCAAATGATAAATTAGCTGAATTAATATTAGCTTACATGTCTACAAACGGTTGGTACTTAAATATGAACACATGTGATGGATCTCAAGAAGAGAAAGAGAATCTAATAAAATATGCAGAAGGAGAATGGAAATGAAATTTGAAACCGTTAAATTAGAGGGAACATATCCAAGTGACTTTGCTCCTTCTACAAAAGTTATAGACATACAAAGGCATTTTGCAGCGTATGATTGGTATGATGGAAGAATGTTGGGATCAAAATTAGATTACAGCAATAATCATGTTGATGATCTAGTAGTATACAATGCTAATATTATGATGCCATTAGTGGGTAAAGTTCTTTATGGCGATGTAAACTTGACAGAAGATTATTTGGTATTGAAAGAAATAGCAGAATCACTCAATACAACATTATATGTATTATGGGAAAGTGATGGAAGATTTGGTGAAGAGGATAAGCCACTGAATGAACTATTAAGTAAAGCAGTATGGAATACTAAGGAAGAAAAGCCAACTAAAAAATGGTATTTAAATAAAAGTAAAAAATTAACATGGGATAAGGTAATGTAATGGCAAAATCAGTAGGTGGAATATCTAGACCAACAAGTGCTAGAAAGAAACAAAGACAAGGCCAGGGCAGAGGAACAAAATTTAGTACCAGAGTTGCTAGCAAGAGATTTAAAAAGAAAAAAAGAGGTCAAGGAAAATGATACAAATAATTAAAGATGTGTTAGAAGATATGGCTGATGGTCAAATTAATTTGGCATCTGAAACGGCTCGTAAAACAATTGCAAATTTAATATCAGCAGCATTAAAATCTAAGGGTTGCTATACTGAATATGGTGATGATAAACTAGAAGAGGAAGCCGCAAAGGCATCTTGGGTATGTTCTATATGCGGAGAATCTTCATGGGAAACCGGTTGGGATTACATTGGATCTGGCACAAATCATTTAGGGTGTGAATTAAAAGTTGAAGAGAATGGAATATAAAGTTTCACTTAATGCAAAGATGTCTACTGTTAGAGAGGCATTTACTGATTTAGACTCTAATCTTATGAATAGGCTTTTGCCTTTTGGGTGCGGCATACTTAAGTTCAAAGGTATAAGAAGAAGAGCAAAAATTAGTGTGTATACGTGGTTTTTTAAAACATATCATTTTAAAATTGCAATGTGTAGCTCAACTGTACAACAATATTATTTTCATATAATCAATGAAGGCAATTTACCATTTGGAATAAAGTTGTGGACTAATAGATACAAGATCATTAAAACAAAAGATGGCTGTGAGATTATTAATCAAGTAGAATACACTACAAAAAATATTACTTTAGATAAAATTTTACGTGTATTTATTACTATGATGTTCCAAATTAGAAAATTAAAGTATAAAGTGTTTTTTCTTTTTAAGAAGCATGGAGAATGAAATGAGAAAATCGTGGCCAGAAGAAAGACAAGAAATAGCAATGTGGCTGTCAGGCTATCTATCAATGTATAAAAAATGGGTTGATAGGATATTAGATAACGATGATCATGACGTAACAAAGAATAAAATTATCGATCTATTAACAGAGTGGATAGCAAAGTTAGAAGAAGAAAAACTCAAAATTATGAGAATGTCTGATACCACTCCCGAAGTTAAAGAAAGTGAAAAAGATGATATTTAATAGTATGCAGAATCTTTTTGAAGTATCTAACAATTCAGGCTACGGTGCAGATGCCGGTGAGCCAGATACTGGGTGGTTACCTGGTGGAGAAGCAAGAACACTGGGGTTTGAATCAGGAAAAGCAGAACCGTGGTATGAACAATTAGAGTTTGAGCAAGTAGATTTTCCTGTTGCTTCATTTATCTTCGGATCTAAAGCCGAAGATAGAAAACGAATCGCACTTGTCTCAAAACGAATTCCAGTCAGTAATCTTAAAGATACACTCAAGAAAATGGATGTAGAAATTGATGAAATAAAAAAGAATACTGAATCAATGTATAGGGAAGTATAATGATTAAAATAGATATTAATGTTGGTGATGAGATACTCACAGGCAAATGGAAAAATAAAAAAATTGTTGTGAAGGCTATTGGTGTTGATGATCATGGTATGCCAACGATAAATGGCAAAGGGATCACAAAAATTAGAAAAGCAAAAGTCAAACAAACAGAAAAGAATAGACTTGCTAGACAAGATATTTTAAATACAATGGAGCGAAAATAATTACATGAGTATGAGACCGTCTATACTACAAAATAATATTGATGGTGAACCTTCAATATTGGATTGGGAGTCACTGTGTTTTGAAGTAAAATATTTTTACCAGACTAACAGAGAGATGTTTGATGCTTTAACTGGCGGTGAAGAAATGTCTGTTGATGAGACAGCAGAAGAGGTTTTTGTTGCATTAATATATGATTATGCAATGTCCAAAGCACAGAAACATCAAAATCAAAATATTAAATTAAGTTATCAATTAGCGGAAGCATAAATGAAAGTAAAATTACCCTGGACATTAGATCCAGATAGCACAACAGTAACTAGTATAAATTTCCCACCTTATCCATATTTAGTGACAACTAAAAAAGGAGGGTTGAGTCATATGCTTTCTTATGAAGAAATTATTATGCGTTTAGAAGCTGCCGTTGAAGATAAGGATTGGGCAGCAGTTGAGTTACTAATAGAAGATTTAAGAGCCTCAGAAGAAGATTTGGAACAATGGGCTGAGGGATGGGATGATTAAAAATATGGGCCCGTCACGGGTATCGACGGATGTATGTTAGCAATAGAGTGCAGCAGAGATTGAGCAGGTCTCGTATCAAAATGCTCGCAAAAACCAAAATGGCGAAGTATCGCTACAAGGGTTGGAAATCGATTGGCATTTGGCCGAGTATGATTTCCCGTCGACAGTACATGTCGCCGGCGTTTCGCAACCGACTTTCGCATACGCTTAGGTCCTTGGGTCGTTCAACACCCGAGCATAAAATAAGTTGGGCACCAAACTCAAATATGAGAGTATAAACTATATCAGTTAAGGAATATGTTCTGAGTAAAAGAAATTCACATGGTTGTTTGCTGGTTGCCACCAATGGAAACCAGCTAAGCTGTAACGACTCGTTGTTAATCACAGACCGGACGGGGGTTCGACTCCCCCCGGGTCCACAATGAAATACAAAAGGTTTCACATGCAACAAGAACAGGTCAATGGGTTCTACCTATTAAAAATGAATCCAAAATTCAATAGGAGTGACGCGATGAAAACACTAAAAACAATCCTAACTGCTATCGTCTTTTTTGGCGGAATTACTTTCGCACAAGAAGCGGTACAAGAAGAGGCTGAAGAAGCCGTAAGTTCTTGGAGCGGGGAGTTTAGTACTGATATTACCATGGGTGACACAGTATCTTTTACTTCTCCGTATACAGGAATTTCTTACAGCGGTGAAGGATGGAAACTTACATCGCATCTGTCAGAAGGTGGCGTGAACGTAGAAGAAGCATATTACAATGTAGATGCTAAATTTACTTCCGTTACACTTGGACAACAGAGGGTTCCTTTTGGTATTGCCAATCATTGGCATAGACCATCAGGTAATCCATTCGTTAGTGAACCAAGTTCCCAGGCTTATGCCGTAGGACTTGGAGCATCTACCGAATTTGCGGGTGTAGGTATTGCTGGATTTTACGGCGATGGCGAAGCATATTCCATGAGAACATCTTATGGTTTAGCTGGTCATACTGCTGGGGTTTCTATCAATAGTGATGAAGCACGTTTATTGGACGTAAGTGGAGAATTTTCATATGATTCATTTGGTTCAATTACATCTTATTTTGAGTATGACCTTAGTGAAGAAACGAGTGGGGACTTATGGTATAGAGCCGTAATCTCGCCGTCCTTTACTAAAGGTATCACTGCTCTTGTAGGATACTCATCTGTTGGTGATGACACCGAGACCATGTATGGTGTTGGTTATCATTACAGCAATTCGTACATTCGTACAGAATTGTCAGCAGATGGAGACGTCTCAGTACGAGTAAGTTATACCTTCTAAGTAAGGATAACGGGCGGGAGACTATAGGTCGTGAGGGTCAAACCTCCCCCGCCCACAAAAAATATGAAAAAAAACCTTTACGCGTATACCAAATTGTTATTAGATTCTATTAACAACAAGGAGCACGCCATGCTAAACCTATATAAGTACATTTTATCTTTAATTATAATCACTATGGTTAATGGGTATGTGTCAACGTATTTTATGAAACAACATAAAGAAATTTATCATAAGCACTATAAGACGCTTATAAATCAGAATGATGATTTAAAAGATCAATTAAGTACTTTCTATGATTACGGAATTAAAGTTAACGTGACGATGTATCAACCAACGCGGTATCAAACAGACAACACACCGAATATTACAGCTGATGGAACTAAGATTCGTATTAAGAATGCATCAGAGTATAAATTTGTTGCGCTTTCTAGAAATCTCTTAAAAAGGTGGGGCGGCCCATTCAATTATGGAGATTTTATTTTACTCAAGGGGGCGGACAATAAGGACGGTGTCTATCAAGTACGGGACACAATGAATCCAAAGTTTGTCAACTATGTCGATATTTTGGAATCAAAAAACGTATCACCATATAAGTTTACGGGTTGTGATATTTTTAAATTACCGTGGACTAAGGAGAATGCATGAGATTGACTGCAGAGCAGATCAGTGAAAACTGGGCTGGGTTACAAAGCATTATCGATGAGACATTTGATGGTGAGAGATTAGAAAAAATAAAAGAGTTACATGATCATTTTAAAGATAGAATGATATTAGCGCCAGCATCAGGAACAGGATGGTTTCACAATGCCTTCCCAGGCGGTTATGTCGCACATGTGATTAATATAATAGGATGGGCAAAATCTTATTATGAATTATTTAAATCACAGGACATGTTCGTTGATGATATTTCTGAAGAATCAGTAGTATTTGCTGCATTATTTCATGACTTAGGTAAGGTTGGAAATATGGATGAGGATTATTATTTAACTAATACTGATGAGTGGCGTGCAAAAAAGCTACAACAATATTATGTACATAATCCTGCAATTCATTATATGACAGTAACTGACAGGGCAATTTGGATTCTTAATAAATTTAAAATTGATATGTCAGAGTCAGAGTACTTGGGTCTTAGATTAGCTGATGGCTTATATGAAGAAGCAAATAAGTCATATTATATGGAGGGCGCAGAGTGGAAAGCAATGAAGACAAATCTTCCACATATTATTCATTATGCAGATTCATCAGCAGCACGACAAGAAAAAGAGACGTTCATGTTGTCAGGAGATTCTAGAATTGATTTTCCAAAGTACATGAAAGGTGAAACCAAAGACGAAGAATTAGTAAAGGATTTAGACACAGATAAACTAAAGGATTTATTCAAATGATAATTGAAATAGCAGTAGTACTTGGTGTGATCTCTATTGTTCAACTATATGTTATAGTAAACTTGTACATTAAGTGTGATAACCTCGAACAATGGATTGATTCAACATATCTACAAATACAAAATACGTTACGTGAAATGAGAGATTTAGATACAATAGGTGCATTTGAATCAGATGATGAGGTTGGTGCTATATTCAAATCATTAGAAGAATCTTTAAACAAATTAGACAATATAACAGAGGACCCACAAGATGCCGCGTAAAAAATCAGCAACAAGAATGTACTTTACATTAGATACTGAAGAAGCTATTATTGCTTACAATAATTCTGACGATCATAGAGAGAAAAATCAAATTTACAATGAGCATATGCGCAAGCCTTTTGAGAAATTAGTAGAAAATATTATTCATACATTTAAATTTTATTATTTTGATATCCCTTTAGAAGATGTAAAACATGAAGTAATTTCATTTATGATAACCAGATTAGGAAAGTATCAACAGGGTAAGGGAAAAGCATTTAGCTACTTTAGTGTTGTTGTTAAAAATTGGTTGATTTGTCACAATAATAACAATTACAAAAAGATGAAAACACATAATGATGTTTTAGATCTTAAACATAAGGATGTAAAAAATACAGCTTATAATGATGAGACTGTAGAAACAGCTGAACAAAGAGCCTTCTTTAATGCTGTTGTTGATTATTGGGAAGACAATATTACAGTTGTATTTAAAAAAGAACGCGACATTACAATTGCTCTTTCTATTATAGAGTTGATGAGCCGCGTTGGTTCTATTGAAATTTTCAATAAGAAGGCATTGTACATTTTACTTAGAGAAATTTCCGGATATCAAACTCAACACATAACAAGAGTTTTAAATGTTATGAGAACTCATTACAAGAATTTATGGGGTAAATGGGATGGTGAGGGTGATATATTTATATCCGGTTCTAAACGATTAAATTAATAGTTCTCTATATTTATAATCAAAGGATGTTTTTATGTCTGCTGATTATGAATTATTTAAAGGAACTTCTCTAGCCGATCTTTTCAAGAAGATCGATCATAACTCTAATAGAAATAAGATTCAGATTGAAACTCTGATTCAGGAGTTAATGACTTATATTAAAGACCCAAACTCTGCTATCCAACTATTTCCTATGATTAGTGATTATATGGAGGCAAATATACGAAATGATGAAGTATTAGTTAAGTTGGCAGCGGTTGTTCAAAGGGTTATTCAAACAGAATCTAAGTCTGCAGATGGTGAGTTTGGTTTATCTGACGTCGAAAAAGAACAGATCATTGGTAAGCTAGAAGAAGCCACAAAAGACTTACAAAAAGAAGTAGACGATATAAATTTAAACATAACATAAAATAAATGGGAGCTAGTTAATGTCAAACGGCGACTCCGGAGTTGTACAAGATAAGCTTAAATCACATAGAAAAAAGCCGCTGCAACTTAGTAGAACTACAGCTGATGAGCATAGAATAAAAGATATTGCTCAATGGCTAATTGATGAGAATGAAACTGTAACAATGCAAACAGTAGCAGCAACTGTTGAGCATGTAGTTTATAATGAAGATGACTTCACAGATAAAGAAGATGGCCCGGATATTGAGCATATTGGCTGTATTAAGGTTGCTACACCTGCTATTGATTTTCCAATATTACCAACGGCAGGTAGCTGGATTCATCCTTTAGACGCACAGGTTAGATCATATCCTATTGTTGGGGAGATGGTAGGAATTGTTAATTATGGTGGACAAACATTTTATTTTCAACCATTAAATACACAAAATAAAGTCTCTCATAATATTATGTTGAATTTTAAAGGAGACTCATCTGAAACAGGCAAGATAACAACTGATAATATTGATGATATTCTTAATCACTTCGCGTGGAATAAAAAGCCCAGACCTGTTAAACAATATCCAGGGGATTGGGCATTAAATGGAAGAAATGATCAATCAATAAGATTGGGAACTAATTTTAAAACAGTTGGCGATACTGAACTAAATCCTAATAATGCTGTAATTAAAATGAGAATTTCTCCTGAGACTACATCAACATCAATACCTGCTGGTACAACACGAATAGAAGATATTGATACTGATAAAGCATCATTTTATATGACAAGAGACGAAGAAATCAAGTATAAAGTTTCACCAAAGGTTGAGGGAACAACTGATGTACCAACAGCTGGAGCAGCCGCAATTATTCTTGATTCTGATAGATTAATATTTAATACTAAGGAAAGCTCTGAAACAGGACAAATAAATATATTTGCAGGTAACACAGTAAATATTGTTTCTAAAAATAATGCAAATATTATTGGCTCAGTGGTAAAGCTAGGTGATACTAATGATGATAATTTACAATCAGCAGTATTGGGAGAGGGCTTAGTAACCTTTCTTGCAGAATTGATTAAAACACTAGATAGCTTTGCAGGAAGAATAGCAGGTCTTACTGGCATTGGTAATGTCGGTGGTGGAGTACCAATTCCAGAAGGAATGGCAGCTGGCAATGCATTAGGAGGATGGACATCAGTATTGTCTAACGAACAATTTATAAAAACTAGAATATTGAGTAAGAATGTTAAAATATCAAAAATCGCCAAACCCGGATTATAATGCCATTAGACTGTAAAAATATTACAACAATTAAAAGACATCTTCAAGCAAACTCTAGTTTATTGATGGGTGATCAGATTATTGGCGGATCAGCAACTAAAACTGGTGGTGTAGGGTCTGATTCATCAGGTTTATCTGATGCTGAATTAGAAAAAAATCAGGCAGCAGCACAAGTATTTGGTATAAATTTGAGTATGGAACAAATGTTTCCTATGGGCTCGCAGTTAGGCGCCGGTGATTTTGTAACAGAAGACGGGTTTACAGCAGATGCTAATGGTGTTGATGTTGTTCATCAAGGTATGGGTGCTGAAGCAAGAGTATTTGCACCCGGCACCGAAGTAAAAGAAGGTGACCTCATTATAAATGGAAAAATTTTGGATGAAAATGGTAAAGAACATTCTGCACCCTATACAGTAAATGATTCAAATTCCTCTGTATCAAGTGCTGGTGCAGTTGTTTCTCCAGGAGGCGCAGATAGTGATGATGAGTATTGTAGTTTACAAGAATTAGCTGGTACAACGCCAGAATCTCAATCTAGATTAGAAGACATGTTAGATGATTTAGATTTAGAATTAGACATTCCCGGGTTGGATATGACTTGGTGGGTAGAAATACAAAAAAAGATAAATGAGCTCATGCAACTCACAGGAAAGTTTATTGCAAAGACACAGAATCTAGTAGCATTAGTAGAACTTGATCCTGATAAGGCCTGTGAATTATTACCTGATGTTTCCAAACTGATAGAAATAATGCAAAAAGTTGTGGCAGCAATTAACAGAATTAATGCTATCATGGCTAAAATTTCTAAGATAATTAAAAAACTGAAGAAGGCACTAAAACTTTTAATGTGGTTATTTGCACCATTAAAAATGGTACAAACTTTGTTGTTAGCACTTCAAATGATAATGGGTATTCCAACTTTAATTGAGATGGCTGTGAGGAGTATGATGGACGCGTCAAAAATATTACCACAATTAATTGCTTTATTGCAAAAAATTATTGCACAGTGCGCAATGAATCGAGGAGCTGCAGCCGGCTTAAGTCAAGAAGAATGTGAGGCATTGGGTGGTGTTTATGTAGATAGAAGTATTGGAGATTTAGGAGACGCTAGCGGTGGCGGAGGTCAACCAAATTTAGACAGTAGCCTAGATTCTAATCTTGGATTTGATGATATGGGGAACGATTATTTTCCACCAGGTATGGATTTAAATGCTGGTGATGAACTTGGTAGTGGTCAAGCAATAGGTCCAGGAGGATCAGAATTGACAGCTCCTGCAACAATACCATACGATGCTAATGAAGGAGATTGGTCTGTTGGAGGGGAAGGCGGTATGGGAACATCTGATAATGCAGATTTAAATGAAGATCAGATTGATGCAATGCTAGACTCACAAATTCTCGATTTAAGTGAATGTCTAACTGAGTTAGATGATTATACAAAAACAGCAAGCTTTAGTTAATTATACATAATGGATATATCTATTGAATATTGCATGCAATGAAATTACGAACCAAGAGCCCTCAGTTTGAGAGATGAGTTAAGCAAAATGTTTGGAATCAATCCAGAATTAATAGAATCAGGTGGTGGAGTATTTGAGATTAAAGCAAACGGTCATTTGATTTTTAGTAAAAAACAATTAGGAAGGTTTCCGGAAGATAAGGAAATTTCAAACTTAATTAAAGGAATAGAAGAGGTCACATAAGATGAAAGCAAACACAATAATGGCACTTAAAAAGGTGATGAAAGAAATGGTAGAAAAAGAAGTCGCCAAACAAATTAATATAGTTATTGATGAAATGAAAAATCCAACAATAACAGAAGTTGATGCAGCTGATTATTATACTGGGCCTGAACCAGATAGTCAACAGCTTGCTAAGGATCCAATTTTAAATAAAATTTTAAATGAAACGAAAGGTGGAATATCTACAGGTGAAGAGTTTGAGGAATATCCTACTATGGGTGGTGGCGCAATTGATTCACCAGAGAAATTCTATGAACAACAAGCAGTATTAGAAACAGCTACTACCGGACAGCAACGAATAGAAATGGCTCCCAGCACACCAGAATTTTTAAAAAAAGCTTTTAGTGGTCATTCAGCAAAAGTAGTAAAAGCAATAGAGGATAAACATGGCACTAGAAGTTAATAGACTAGCAAAAAATATATCTAATAGAAAGAACGAGCACACAGCTAAAAATAAATTTCTTAAGACAAAGCCAAAGATTCAAGAGATGAAACAGAATGTTGATCAGGCTCGGAGAGAAGCTAAAGATTTTCATGATTATGTATCGAGAGCTGAAGTTACTATGGGCAGTGGAGGTGGTGGCGTATCTTCTGTTCCACTAATGGAACGAGATTCTTTTACACCACTAATTGAGGCTTTGCAATCTGTATTTAGTGTTGATGCGCTTGGTAATCCTAATTTGACGCCTATAGAAAGAAGTGTGTTAATAAATGATCTTGAAGACAGTTTAGAAATTGGAATCATAACTACAAATTCAGGACAAAGATATTTAACTACAAGGGCAAGAGCAAATCAGCTTGGTGGAGCATTTCAGCCAGTTACAAGTACAATGGCTTCACAATTAAGTAAAAACAGTGGTAAAGGTAAAATTATATAATGGCACTGGAAAATCCAAGAACTGCGTCAACTAGGGCGAGAGATAAGGATCCGGATTCTAAAATCGGAATTGTATTTCCGTTAAGGAATTCTCAGAACGGATTTTTTGCATCTTCATCAACTATACTTGAGCAAACAAAAACAAATTTAAAAAATTTACTCTTAACAGTCAAGGGTGAAAGATTAGGACAACCAGAATTTGGAAGTAATATTTTTAATTTATTATTTGAAAATTTTGATCCTGATTTAGAGAAAAAATTAGAAACTAGTATTAAAGATACTGTAGCAACATGGCTACCACATGTGCATATTATTAATTTAATTATTGATGCACAAGAAGACGAAAATTATCTTAACATATCGATGGGATATGAAATTGAGAATAGTCATAATGCAACAGATTCAATTTCTCTACGATTAGCAAGGAATATAGTATAATATGGCAAGCACAAAATTAAAGCCAAAACAAGTTAACTACTTAAATAAAAATTTTAATAATTTTAAATCAGACTTAGTGGAGTATGCTAAAACATATTTTCCTAATTCATATGCTGATTTTAATGAAGCATCTCCTGGAATGATGTTTATAGAAATGTCGTCTTATATAGGAGATGTATTATCATTTTATGTTGATGAACAATTTAGAGAATCACTTCTTGCTTATGCAGAAGAGAAGAAAACAATATTTGATATTGCACAATCATATGGGTATAAGCCAACAATTGCCACGCCATCAACTGCAAAATTAGATTTTTACCAAACAGTACCAGCTATCGGTACAGGTGATGGCGCAAAACCAAATTATGATTATTCCTATACAATTGATGCGGGAAGCCTTGTAGAATCTAGCCAATATGGTAAGACTTTTAGAACTTTAGATCAAATTAATTTTGCATTTTCTAGTTCAATGGATCCCACGACTGTTGAGATATACGATGTAAATGATAGCTCACCTACAAAATTTCTTTTGAAAAAATCAGTAAGGGCTGTTAGCGGTACAATTGTGACAGAAACATTCTCATTTGGTGATGCAAAAGCATATGATAGAATTTCTTTATCCAATCCTGGTGTATTAGAAGTTATTTCTGTAACTGACGCAGACGGCAATAAGTGGCATGAAGTTGAGTCATTAGCACAAGATTTAGTATTTGATAATGTAGCAAATACTGCTGAAAATGATCCTAATTTAGGAGGCTATAATGACACCACACCGTATTTACTTAAGATGACAAGAACAAATAATAGATTTAAAATAAGAATTACAATAGAGGGAAAATCACAATTACAGTTTGGATCTGGAACATCCACTTCTGCAGATGAAGAAATAATTCCAAACCCGTCAATGATTGGAAATAGTTTTACAAATACAAATTATTTAAATAATGCAGCAGCATTAGACCCATCAAATTTTTTGAATACCGCTGTTTATGGAGCTGCCCCTGCTAACACGATACTAACTGTACAATATTCTTATGGCGGAGGAGTATCTGCAAATGTACCTGCTGGCTCAGTAACATCACTGAGAGGTTTAAATAAATCAATAGCTGTATCAGGTTTAGATAATGCATTAGTAGGAGAAACAGAAGCTTCACTTGCTGTGACAAACCCAATTCCTGCTACAGGTGGAAGAGGTGAAGAGACGTTAACAGAAATAAAAGAAAATACAAAAGCATATTTTCAAGCACAAAATAGAGCAGTTTCAAAAGAAGATTATATTACTAGAGTTTATAATCTACCTGCAAAATATGGTAATGTTCAGAAGATTTATATCACTCAAGATGATCAGTTAGAAACTGGTGCGGGTATTATTCAGGATGGCATAATTGATATGCCAACATTAGAAAAGTTGGGGGGACAAGTTTCTATAGCAGAGCTTATGGGCGAAGGTGGTCGTGTCACAAATCCGATGGCACTTAATTTTTACGTTTTAGGATACAATCATAATAAAAAACTGACAGCTGTAAATGAAGCAACAAAGAGAAATATAAAAACTTATCTTGGGCCATATAGAGTTTTAACAGATGCTATCAATATTAAGGATGCGTATGTTATCAATATAGGAATTAGATTTGCGCTATATGTGAAAAAAGGATACAATAAGAATGAAATATTATTGAAGTGTATACAAAAAGTTAAAGATTATTTTGACATAGATAAGTGGCAAGTGAATCAACCAATTATTTTGCAAGATGTTTCTTATGAAATGTCGTTAGTTGAGGGTGTTAATAATATTGTTCCGCCACCTGATGAAAATCCTGATAAGGATACTATTGTTGTAACAAATAAATTTAAAGAAGAGAACGGATATTCGGGAAATATATATAATATTAAAGATGCAACTTCTAAAGATATTCTTTATCCGTCTCTTGATCCTTCAATATTTGAAGTTAGGTACCCAAATATAGATATTGTTGGTAAAGTTTTGGGAGATTATTAATGGCTCATTATTTTGTATTTGCTGATAAGGACGCGACACTATTAAGAGGTAATGATATTGATAGTACTGGTAGCCTGAAGAATCAAGGGTATGATGAATTACTTGAAGTTGGGAAAACATTCAAAGAAAATTCTTCAGACTTTAATACAGTATGTAGAGCGGTAATTCAATTTCCGCTAACAGAAATTTCCAAGTCTGTTGCTAATGGAGAAATAGGATCTAATGCAAAATTTTATTTGAATTTATATGATGCAGGTGCCATTGAAGTAAAAGATTCAACAGTGATATATGCTAATGCAGTATCTCAAAGCTGGACAGAAGGAACAGGTAAATTGATTAATGTTCCGCAAACTCAAGATGGTGTATCATGGAAATATAGGACAGCTAGTACAGAATCGCAATATAAGTGGTCGACTGTTGATGATAGATTGGGTGGAACTTGGTATGAGGCTAGCTCCAGTTCATATGCTTTTGATAAAAATAAATCCTTTGATCCAAAATTTGATGTGACAGGAATTATTAATAGCTGGATAAGCGGAAGTATAAACAACGACGGATTTCTTATAAAAAGAGGCAGTAGTGAAGAAACTAGTAGCACAGATTATGGAATGTTTAAATTCTTTTCTTCTGACACACATACAGTATTTCCTCCAAAATTAGAAGCAGTTTGGGATGATTCAACATGGGACACAGGATCGCTAACAGCACTTACATCTACACAGATTGATCAACTTAAAATTAATTTAGAAAACTTTAATCATAAGTACAAGGTTGGTACGTTAACAAAAATTAGAGTTAAAGGAAAAGAAAAATATCCTTCAAAAACTTTTTCAACGACATCTGAATATTTAACAGTTAATACTTTACCAAGTGCGTCAACATTTTATTCTATAGTTGATGAGAAAACAGAAGATATAATAGTACCTTATGGCGAAGGATCAAAAATAAGTTGTGATACTATTGGCAATTATTTTAAATTAAGGACGCAAGGAATACAACCTGAAAGATTTTATAGAATAGAATTTAAAATCGAGTCAGGGTCGGGTATTAATAAAACAGTACAATACTATGATGGAAAACATCAATTTAAAGTTGTAAGATAATGCCCTATACAAACAAAGAATTACTAGCAAACGAACATTACACGGATTTAAAGGCACGTGATGAAGGTAAGTACAATGCAAATATTAATAATGTTAGAAAAGTATTTACTGATCGTGGAGGGGAATATTGGGACACACTTAGAAATTCTGTTGATGTAATTCAATTATATGAAAAGATTTCTGACGGTACATCACACGATGATCCAAATCAAAAATTATATGTTGAATTGTACAAAAGGAGGTACCGTACAAAAATAGAGGCAAAAGATATTTTTGATAGAGATTTTAAAGAGTTTTAGACATGGCTGCAAAACAAAACACCAATAATTATGGACCGAATGGGGCTGATAGCGCTACATCTGCAAGGAATGCCCGAGCACAAGAGCCTACAAAGAAGCCGCATATAGAATTAGATTTTGATTTAAAACATAGTTTAATAGATCAAAAATTAAATAGAGATGTAGATATACCTGAAAAAATTTACAATCTAATTAGACGTCCTGATACACTTGATTATAAGTCATTTAGAGATGTTGAGTTTTACGACCAATTAAAAAATGAGCAATATAATTCTTCAAAGTGGCCTGATCTTGCATTTGGTGCAGATAAAGCTGATTTAATTAGAGTATGTGTTTATGGAAATGATGGTGGGGTAATTTCATCTAAATATTTTACAAATGATAAAATTGATTCATATGTTAATCAGGCTATACCAGGAAAACCTGCTATCACAGAATTAAATGCAGGGAATATGTTGCGTGAGCTTGGTTTTAGAAGAGGAAGATTCACAGTTAAATTTGATTTTCTAAGATTACAAGCTGGAAGTCCTTTTCCAATTTTGGTTAATGAAGATGATAAAATATTTAATGGAAACTATAATAAACATACAAATGGTTATTTTTACGCTTGGCAAGATGATGAAGATTCAAATACAGTACAGGGAGATAAACTTTTTGTCAGAGAAAATAAATTTATTCTACAAAAGATTTCTGGAGACAGAACTGAAGTTATTCTCTCACCTGCATTTATTAATGATGAAAAATATTTAGAAGATTTTAGAACAGCTGCATACAATTGTATGAATTGGTTTTCAGATGAAGATCCACCACCAAATGCAGTATTTGGAACATTAGGTTCTAACGTACTTTCGTTTGGCACTGAAAATAATATGCCAATGACATTCATGAACGGCATGATTAGAATTAATAATGCTTATTTTATGGGTAAGAGAATAATTGATGAGGTCAGGGAAGTAGAATCATTTGAGCCGTCAACAGATATTTTTCAACTAACCCCTAATTTACTCAAGGGCAGAACAATGGATTCTTTATTTGGTTGGAGATCTGGTGGAAATTGGCCAAATGATGGAGTAATAGTTTTTAGTGGCGATCCTGTAGAGGTTGATGATAAAAAGGCACTCCGGCTTGAGCCAGTTTTGGAACCAAATCCATCTGGACAATTTGCGATAAAAGCAATATTTCAAAATCCTATAAATTTTGATACAACGTATTCAACTACACTAAGAGCAGATGGAGGTGGCGCTAGCAATGAAAATACTCCGTTTCCTCAATCATCCGCAGTGCATGGTAATATGCAATTTCAAACAATCCCATATTTTGCACTACCCGCTGGAGTAATAGCAGAAGGTTATACAATGACATATAGTTGCTATTTAAAAGGTGCAGCAGGAGAGAAATTAAGATTTCTGGCACATGCAGAACCGTGGGGTGTGTCAGGATCAACCAAGTATTCTCAATGGTTTGTAATGACAGGTGAGTGGCAAAGAGAATTTTTTACATTTACATTGACGGATACAAATTTAAGTCAGAAAATGATGATGAGAATTATATGGGATCCAAGATCGGAATGGGATCCATCTGATTCAAGTAATGTTAATGTACGCTCTGTTCTTGCAGCAGGTGCACAATTAGAAGCAGGATCTGTTATGACGCCATTTCATAGAGAGGGTGGCGGTGATGAATTATTTACAGAGCAAGCAGTAGATACTATGTTAAAATTTGATGATCCTGATGGGAAAATAATTATCGGTGAGTTGGCAGATGGCGATGCATTTAATCAGCTGATGATCGGCGGCATTCTCACTTTAAATAAAGCACATCCCATATTAGACTTATCATCTAATTTTACAGTATCAGAACTTGAGTCTGAGAATGTTTATGAATGGGATCAACTTGCTACAAATGGTGCAGCTGGCGACCCGACTCAAGGTGGTGAGCTTCTTCTTTCATATGAGTACTCTCAAGGAAAAAGAGATGCAGGAGGTAATCCCTTTTATTACCCGCTTATAGACTCTGAATTACACGGACAAGCAATAAGAACTACAAATGATATGGATTTTAGACGATGGACGAGTGGTATTAGTTCGTTATCTTGGTCCAGTAATTATGTTGGTACGGGAGATGTGGGTTATCATGCACACTGGCGAGCAGGTAAGGGTGTTGATGGTGGAGTTGCAATGTGCTATCCAGATCTAAATTATCAAGATTATATTTATGACCAGATTGTTGATCGAAGAAGAGCAGCTGGTAATGCATTTGGACACGCAATGCCAAGTGAGGATTTGCTTGCCAATAAAGAATCTTTTGCTCACAGGAATTTACAGATTATTACGTATCATACTGATATTCCAAATGAGAAAAAAGTTGGCATTGGATCATTGGCGTCTTACGGTGTTCGTTCAGGCGACAAAGTAAAAGTTAGTTGGATGCAGAAATCTGATCCTATTGATTTTGAGCAAGGCGGAAGAAAAGGATTGTGGGTTGCATTAAATCACTGGACATCAACGGACCTTGCGCCACCTGAGGAATCATTGGGTGTAACAGATGAAGATGTATGGGCAGAAGATAATGCATTTCATTTATACTTTGGTGGTGATGATGACTTTGCGACATTTAATGAAAGTGAATTTTCAAATGAGGGTGGTCTAGTAAATAGAATGCCGACTCATTTAGAACCTGACTGGAATGGTAGTGAAGGTCTTATACAAACTTTTCTTCAAACTTACGGTTATGAATATAATACTGCATCTGGTGAAGGTGGCTGGTATATAAATACTGGTGGAGGAATAGCTCAGTCTGAAGCGTTCAAGTGGTATTTTGTGGGGTATGGAGATGAAGGATATTGGACAACTGCCAGATTAGAAGCAGCACAGTGGCCAGGTGAAGATGATATGAGTCCAAATGGTTTTAGGACAAAAGTAATAGAAGGTGGTAGAACAATTCTGGCATTTGAAGATTGGTACCCTTCTTACGATGTCTATCCAACAAATGTAAATATGTCTAGTGATGGTGTTTTTAAGTGGGATAGAGATCTCATAGATTGGGTTGCTGTTGGTGAATCCGGTACAATAAATTGGGCATCGTCATACGAAGTTGAGGGTAACAATGTTACATTACATAGAAGAACTTATAGAACAGAAGCACTAGATAGCGGACCAAATGCGTATAGATACAAACCGTGTGAAGAATATAATCAATGGGAAAGTGTTGGATTTGATTTTGAAATTACAGATTTTTTTGCACTAGATATGCCTGTTTTTATAGAGACAAGAGGTCACTACGGAAGTTTTGGAACAGTTTGGGCTGATAAGTTTGAAATTACAATTATCAAGTCATCATTACTTCGTCCGGAAGTTCAAGAAAATGCAGTACTAGACGATTTAGAATTTACAATAACAAATGTCTTTGATGAAAATAGAATTGAAGTTGATAAAACATATGTTGAAGCATCATCTGATCAAGGTGGTATTGAGTCAAGTTATAGTTTAAATAAGTTTTCTTCATTTGACACCGGCTTTTCAGTAGACTATATAACACAACCCAGCGGATCAGAAAATATTTATGCAAGATATGAAGGAAAAATACTAGATGTTCAGAATGATTTAGAGACACAAAAAAGATTAGTACTTAATAAAACATATGAAGAGTACGGAAATGAAATTAATGCTGTAATGACAGGACCAGACGCAATTAATTTATCAACAGCAACATTTGATGATTACTTTATCCGATACAGATCAAAAGATGCTGATAATTTATACACATATTTAATAGCTGATGATGATTCAAAATCATTAATAATAAATTTCAAACCGGTAAATTCTGAGACATATCCTGGGAGCATAGCTTATAAATTAATGGAGCCGCTTGCTGCGGGAATTGACACGCTAAATACAGTTTTTATTGTTGATGAAGTTACGCCGACGCTTAGAGAAAAAATTGATCTCATTCCATTTATTGAAGAAAAACTCCCAGAAACAGTTTTAAGACAACCTAACTGGTCAGATATAGACATACCAATAAGAGATAGAGCAACAGAATATAGAACACACACAGATTTAATTGGTTCTAAATCAGGTGTTGCAAATCAATTGGAAGATAGAATTTTAAGTGGAAGCTTAGAGAAGGCAAAAATTAATATAGACTATTCACAGTATGAAAATTTTATTCATTTTAGTTCTGCAGAAAAGAGAATTGATAATTTTAAAGCAAAAATAGCCAGCATTGAGCAGTATACAGCAAATAGTGCATCACTAACCGGAACAGGTACTGGTGAGGGGTACTTAGGAAATGCCGAAGGTACAGGTGTAAGTGGATCTACTTCTGAAGCACTTAGGTGGGAAACTACAGCTAGAAAAATGATTACTGAGTTTGATGATTTTGAAAACTATATGTACTTTCAAAGTTCTTCTTATGTTACAAGTTCAATAGGAGAATTTTATGACAATGCTTTTCCTAAAAAAGCAGGCGATGGAACGTTAATAAATCCCTATGAGTTATATGCTCTCACCAGTTCACAATTTATAACTTGGTATGATAGTTCAATTGCTAATGCACAACTTTATGATAGAAATAATAAAAATAGATTGGTTAATCTTTTGCCAGAACATATTTCTACTGATAAAGAGAATATAGAATTTTTATATTTTATGGATATGATGGGTCATCATTATGATATTATTTGGACACACATCAGAGCCTTATCAGATGTTCATGATAGAAGTGAAGATGTAACAAAAGGAATATCACAAGCATTGGTTGAACCAGTAGCGAAGTCTCTTGGTTTTGATATGATAGAAGGAAGAGATCTTGTGTCACTTCCTCAATATCATTTAGGCTTAGCAGAATCAGGTTCTAGAACCGGAGTTTTTACTATTCGATATACTAAAAAATCCCAAAAGGATGTTACACGAGAAATATGGAATAGAATTTTATCAACTATGCCATACATGTTAAAATCAAAGGGAACTAAGCAATCTTTGAAGGCATTGATTGCGGCTTACGGTATCCCAACCTCTATTTTAAGAATACAAGAATACGGCGGCCCAAGACCAACAGGTAAGCCTGATTATGAAATTAAAAAGAAATTTACAAAGGCATTAGATTTTAAGGGAGGACAATCTATTCAAGTGCCCTGGTATCATACATCAAAAGAAAAAGCACCCGATACTATTGAAATGAGATTTAAGGTAGCTAAAGAATCAGATCAAATTTTAGCAAATAAGCTTGATAACAGTAATAAAACAGAAGCAGCAATTTATCTTAAGACAACAGTTGGCTCTCCTATAAGCAGTGTGACTATGAACGCGGTAGGATCAGATTATTTGCCATTAGAAACTTGGGTGACATTTTCTGGTGGGGGAGGAACAGGAGCCACGGGAACGCCGACTGTAAATCCTGCAAATGGTAGAATTACAGGAATCACTGTGACAAATGGTGGTTTTGGTTACACTAGCGCGCCTACAATAACAATACATCAGAATATTCCTGACGGCAGTGGTGCAATTGCTACAGCAGTGCTTGGACCTGCTGATCAAGCTATTGATGGTAAGGGTCAAATTAGCTTTTTCATGAGTGGATCTGACAGTGTGCAAAGTATGAGTATTGCCGATCAGGGAATTTTCAATAATGAGTATTGGTCATTAATGGTTAGAAGACGAACAGGCTCTATGGATGATGGCTATGCTGATCAATATTTTGATAATGATTTGACTGCTACTACACAAAGTTTTGATATGTTTCTTGGATATTACGATTCAGGAATGGATCGAATTAAAATAAAAGAATCAGGAAGTATGACAGTATCAGGAAGCACTTTAGCAGGTTGGTACACAACAGGCAGCACTACAGATAGCAGATGGTATCTTGGCGGAAATACAGCTGGCAGCATAGGCGAACAATTCAGTGGATCCATGATGGAATTTAGATATTGGTCAACACCACTTAAGGAAGATGCATTTTGGAATCATGTTGGTGCTCCTAAAGCGGTTAATGGAAATCATGTAAGTTCATCATACTATGATTTAAGTTTTAGATTATCTATGGATGATTATATTAATTTAAATTCTAGTCCTAAAGGATTAAAAGATTACACATTTACAGATGGTCAAATATATGTTACTGGATCAGGATTTGCTGATGAAATTAATTTTAGCAATGTATCAGATAGACAGAAAGCTTTTGTTCCTAAGATAGGATTTGGTTCGCAAGCTAATAAGATAAGACTTGAAAGCTCTCAATTGAAAACGCCAGACGGAGCACCTGCACATTTAAGCCCAACAGAGCGAGTAGAAATAAGTTCATTTGACAATGCAGGATTAGATTCAAATAAATTAGGAATATTTTTCGCACCCACAGATGTTATTAATGAAGATATTATGTTATCATTAGCTGATTTAGATTTTGCTGAATATCTTGGAGATCCTCGTGACATGTATGAGGAAAGGTATACACATGGTAACTTGGATGCTGTTACAGACACATATTGGAAAAAATGGACAACAACATCAAATTTCTGGGATTATATTAAATTAATAAAATACTATGATCTTAGTCTTTTTGATCACATAAGAAAATTATCACCTGCTCGTGCTAAAAAGAATATTGGCTTATTAATAGAGTCACATCTTTTAGAAAGGCCAAAAGTTGTTGTAGGGGCACCTCCTGTGTTTAAAGATATTGCAAAATCTGCAGAAATTGATGCGACGTATCCAGAGCCAACCGGTTTATACAAATATTCATCAGCAACTGCATCAATTGCTCCAGTACCAGCAAAAGGTTCTTACGAATTTAGAACTGGTGTAGTTTACGATACTTCACTTGCAGGAAAAGTAACATCATCATATTATGATTATGCGTCAATAGCATTACAACAGGCTGCCACAATTAAATCTAGTAGAGATGAATATGAGACACAAAAATTTAATTCAGAACTCGGACCAATGACATATATGCCCACATTAAAAGGATTCGAAGCAGATCCGCTTGATGATCCACTAGCAGAGGCTCGTGACTATATTGATACTAAAATTTATATGGGAGGAGGATCTACTGTATTCTTTGAAAGTTTTCAGCCCATGGTTACTGGTTCTAGAAAATCATTATATAATCAAGAATCATTTCCTTTTTATTCTTCATCGTTAAGTGCATCATTAGGATTAGCATACTCATCATCAATGGAATTTAGTGAGTATGAAACTGTTTATCACAACCATACTGGGCTTTTTAGATTAGCATATGAAGGATGTAAAAATGATGGATCTAGATCACCTGATGGCGTTCTTCAAGCAGTAGAAATTTATGATACAAATCCATATTCAGTCAAAGTTGACAAGAAGGGTGCAAATA